GCTGCTCTTAAGTACAAGACAATGAAGGCAGTTATTGATGGTGATTTGCAGACAGCTATTGCTAAGCTACGTGACCCATCAGAGTGGAAGAATGTCGAGCTGCATCCTAGACGTAACAGAGAAGCTGACTTGCTAGAAACTTTACTTGTATCTCAGATGCAGCAGCAACAGCAGCAAGCTAATATGTTTAACAAGGTAGGTGTATAATGGCAGTTCCAAATATATTTAAAACGGGAAGTCAGGCTAAAGTAAACGCGCTTGTTAATCAGGCTTTACAGTTAGGTGCTACTCCTACTATGTTAAATACAGTTACGCGAGGGGCTATAACTCCTAACTATACGTTACCTACTGCGGTGACTCAAAACGTACCCGTAGGTTCTGAGTTTGATGTAGACTTTAATGCCCCTTCTTCTAGGTATGTACCAGATCAAAGATCAGCTAGAGAAATACTTAGCTCTTCTAACAGTCCTTTTGCCTTAATAGGTAAGGGTGTAAACGCTGTTGCAAATATACCTAATATGTCTCTTCCTGCGTTAGTACCTCCTTATGATCCAGTAGCTAATCGCCAAGCAACACAGGCTTTAATAGATCAGAACACTGCTAACCGAGCAATACAACAGGCGGCTTATGATGCTGATAAACAACAGCGTATCGCAGATGCTGACATATCTCAATATCTACCTAATATGTCTCTACCTGATATGTCTCTACCCGATAGTGCCTATGATTTCGGGGCAGCGGTTCGAGCAGCTCCCGCAGATATTGCTCGTCACTTAATGTATCCTTTTAATCGGGCAGCTATTGCTGTAGAGAATGCAGGAACAGATATTCTTGACTCTGACTTTGTAGGTGGTTTGACCGGAAGAGAGGAAGGTGTTACTTACACTGAAGCTAGGGACAAAGCTAAGTCTAAACTATCCCCATCAGGCACAACAGACGATACGTTTAAAGAGGGAGCTTCAACACCTACAATAGACCCTAGCATTGCTGCTGCTGTTAATGATCCTTTAGGTTTAGGTACAGCTAAGATTCAGACTAAACTTAAAGACACATCTGCTCTTGATAAATCAGAAGGTCAAGGTAGTGGTGCTGATAACTGGTTCGATGCTGTTAACGAGCGTGTTGACTTAATGGCTATGGGCGCTGCTATGTTGGCAGGTTCGTCTAGCGGTGAAGGTACTCTGGCTAACTTAGGTAAAGGATTACAGGCAGGTATTGCATCTAAGAAATCAGCAGCTCAGGCAGCTGAAGCTAAGAAGTATAGAGATGCTGCACTGGCTCTTGATGCTATTAGAGCGCAAGCTGCGGCACGTAAAGCTAGAGTGCAGGAGAGGGCGGCGGGTTTAATTGACCCTTTTAAGAATGAAGGAGCTAAGATAAATGCAATAGTTTCTCAGCTAAAAGCAGCTAATATTGAGGGAGAACCTTCTGATTTAAACGATATAGCTGCTCTTATAAATACCACTGACCCTAGCTTTGTAACAGCACCTCAAGAGTCACGCAGTAAGGTTATGGATTTTATGGCTAAAGACCTTGGAGATAATTGGTTCTCCTCTGGAGGTAATATAGATATTACAAAAACCAGAGAAGGATACATAAAAGCTCTTCAATCACTTTCAGGAACTAAATAATGTCAGAAGCTATAGACTTTGATTCACTATGGACTGCCGCTGATCAGCAGTTTGATCGTAACATTAGTCAAAGCCCTGATGGAATAGCAGATCAAGTAGGCGCGGGAGTTGACTTAGGTCAGGCGCTGTTGTACAGAGGTGGTCAATCACTAGCAGAGGCATTCGGATTCGCAGACAGCGCATTCGGACAGGCTATGGTTGATGGCAAGAACGAGAACTTAGCAGAAGTAAATATGGTGAAGGCACATCCTCTGTATGAAGAGGGTGAGTTCTCCTTCAGAGGTTTACTGGATCAAGTAGCTAGAGGTGCGGGTACTATTGGCGTTGCATTACCTGCACTTGCAGCAGCTCCTGCCGCTACTCTAGTAGGTGCATCAGGTACTACAGGTGCGTTGGTAGCAGGTGGTTTAACATCTGGCTTTATGAACATCGGTGATATCGGTTTAAAAGCAGAGGACATGGATGAGGCATACAATGCTTCTATGGCAGACTTAGGTACTGGACTTGCTTTAGGTGCGTTAGAGCCTCTGGCTGCTGCTAAGTTTGTTAAGGCTTTATCTCCTGCGTTTAAGCGTGTAGCTCCAGACGTACAGGATGCAATTAACTCAGGAAACGCTGCTGCTTTTAGTGGTGCTATCCGTAGTCAGGTTGCTCAAGCTCCTTCTGTAGGCAGAGCAATGGGTATTAGCGCATTAACGTCAGGCGCGACAGAAGGTGTACAGGATATATCAACAACTCTGGCAGCCGCTAATGCTACCTCTTACTGGGATAAGTTAGATATTGAAGAGGCTATGAAAGAGTCTGCGGTAGAGGCTCTGGTTGGTGGTGTGTTGGGCTTACCTTTTGGTGTAGGCTCTAGCGTTATGAACAAAGCTCAGAACAATGCAGACTTGTCATTTGCCAAGCAAGTAGACGAGGGTATTATTGAGTTTGATTCTAAGACAGGTGGTTGGGTTAAGAATCAAGAGAAAGTTCCAGTTACAGAGACTAAGCTAGGTCACTTGTATTCTAAATACTTAGCCCCTTTCATGGGTGAGGCAGGAAGCAAGACTCTAAATCAGATAAATACAGATAAAGCTAAGAAGCTTATTGGTGAGTTTAACCAGCAGCAAGGTTCTTTCGCACGTAGGCTAGGTATAAAGCCAGTACATGCAGAGTCAATGGCGTTTAAGTCAACTTACAGCAAAGGTATGGGTACTTTCTTAACTTTAGATGCTGTTGAAGCTCAGGCTGTACATGATCAGCGTGTAATGCCAGAGGGGGAGGCTAAGCAAGAAGCATATTCTAAGCTAAGTAAGCAGGGTAAGAAGGCATCTAATGAGTTATCTACTTTCTTAGACTTGACTATCAAGAATGACCTTAAGAAGCTAGGGGTAGATACTACTTTGTTTGAAGGTGGTACTTACTTCCCACTGCATGGTCGTTTAGATTACAAGAAGATCAAGCAGAACAAAGAGCAGTTCATCAATGATGCTATGACAATAGCTGAAGAACGTGGTGTCGAGCTTACTAAAGAAAAGGTAGAGAAGTACGTAGCTCGTATTGAAAGCCAAGGCTATGAACACTTTGGTATTGATACCGACACTAAGATACTTAAGAAGTACTCTGAAGAAGTAGATTCTTTTATTGAAGAAGGAATGACTAAAGAAGAAGCTCAGAAGAAAGCAGCTAAGAAGATGAACAACAGGGTAGGTAAGCGTAAGACTCAAGGCATTAAGGTTAACACTCAGAATGCTGTTGAGACTCATCGTATGTTGGCAGAGCTTCCGCAGGATTTCTGGAATAGTTGGACTGATCCTAAAGCCAAGGTTCAAGAGTCTATCTATTCTTATTATGAAATGATGTCAGAAAGACTAGCTCACGTTAAGAAGTTTGGAGCTAATAATGAAGTGTTCTACGAAAGAGTAGCAGATGTACTTAATGATGCTAAGGCTCAGGGTATCAACTTTAACGTAGAGACAGTGACTAATGACTTAGCTAACCTGATGAACCTATCTCAGCGTATCCCTACACGTAACTTAGATGTTACCCAAGGGGATGGCCTTAGAACTGCACAGAATGCCGTTAGAGCGGGTTTATCTGTAACCCTACTACCACTCTCCCTTCTCCCTTCATTGGCTGAGGTGTTCGTTGTATCCGCTAGAACAGGACAAACAGGTAAGACTGTAACTGCTGCGGGTAAGCTAACAGCACGTATCATACGAGAGCAGTTTAAACATGGTCGTGGTCTGACGTTTAACGATGCAGCTAAGTTGGTGGACTCTACTGATATCATTGCAGACTTAGGCATGACTGCTTATGAGCTTAAGAACACAGCAGCTGCCCGTATTGGTGACAATGAGATTGGTGGTAGGATCACTAACTTTGAGAACTTCTTCTACAACATGACGCTAACGCCTCAGTGGACTGAAGCACTGCGTATGACTGCTGCTATCCAAGGTGAGCAAGCGTTCAGAGCTGACTTAGTTGCTTATGAGAAAGCAATCAAGTCTGGTGATGCTAAAGAGCAGGTTCGTATTGGAGATAAGTTTGCTGAAGCAGGTCTTAATATATCTGAAGCATACAACTGGCATCTTAGAGGCGGTAAGAAAGATAAGTTCTATGAAGAGCAGTTTAAGATGGGTGTTCTTAACGTAGTAGAAGACACAGTGATGCGGCCACGTATGGTACAGAAACCTGCTTGGATGTCTGATGAGCGGTTCAAGTTACTGGCACAGTTGAAGTCATTCTCTATTGTGTTTAACAACGTAGTGATGAAGGGTTGGTATAACCAGTTGATAGCTAATGGAACTCCTCCAGAGAAGATGCGTCAAGCAGCAGTGATTGCTCCTTATATAGGAATGATGCTTGCTACTCAGATCATGGCATCTGCTTTACGTGAGTATGCTAAGACAGGTGACATAGAGAAGTGGGAAGATAAAGATGCAGTAGCTCATCTTCTGTCTGCCGTTACTTACATCGGTGGTCTATCGTTTGCAGTTGATCCCTTACGCGCTAGTAACTGGGGTGTTGACCCAACAAGTGTACTGCTTGGCCCTGCTGCTAGTAAAGCTAATGACTTGTTGTCAGGTGTTGGGGCTATATTGTCAGGCTCACTCTCGCCAGACGATGTGGTAGGCGCTGTGTTAACTGACGTAACCCAAGGATTCCCAGCCTCTGGTATAATTAAAGAATTAGTGGAGAGCATATAATGATAGGCGTAACAGACTTGATAGCAGGTATCTTTAAACCCGCAGCGGGATTGATAGATGACTTGCATACATCAGAAGAGGAAAGACTAGCAGCTAAGACTAAGATGCTAGAGGTACAGGCAGCAGCGATGCAGCGTGTATTTGATTACGAGACACAAGCGTTAACTGCTCGTGCTACGATAGTAAACAGTGAGGCAACCTCAGAGAATTGGATAGCGTCATCATGGCGGCCTATAACAATGCTGACGTTTATGGTACTTGCTGTTGGAGATTCGCTAGGATTACTAGCAACCCCTCTCAGGGATGAGGCATGGATGCTTCTACAATTAGGGCTAGGCGGTTATGTCGTAGGCCGTAGTGGAGAAAAGATAGCTAAGACTATTAAACACTCGTAACTAACAAGCCCCTACACCGCAATGGCATAGGGGCTTTTCTTTATCTGCTAGATTTCACATGCTCCTCCAGTACATGCTAGTGTCTGCGCTCCTTCAGTAACATCACTTGCTTCTGTGATGTCCCACGCAATGCTCTTCGGCATCTTCTTATTCATTTGGGTGTATTCTTCTTTGCTGATCTCTTCATAGGGTGCTTGCTCATATGTGTGATCACTAAAAGGCAAGAACGACACACCACTACAATCATCGAAATTGTTATAAAGCCAACTACCAATATTAAGAAACTCATCATCTCTATAATATACAGTAATAGATGGTTTATGTTCGCACCAATGTTTCTGATATACATCCCACAGCTCCAACTGTTCCATCCCTGTTTGAGATGCAGACATCACAGCTCCTGTTGGTGCTTTCTGAGGGAAGCTAAACACCAGTGTTGAAGGTGATCTGTTGTCTACCTCTGACTCTATTCCCGCATCGCTGAGTACGCGACATAAAGGATCATTAATATCAGCCCTGACCCTCCTAACATAATAAGGAGCAAACCTTCCATGTATGCCAGAAGCACTATCCACAAGCTGAGACACAGTACCAGAAGGCTTAACACAAGTGATAGCGGCTGCTTGGTTGATGCCAAGTTTCTTAGCCCACTTCTTGTTCGTTGCAACAGCTTCTGCTTTAAGTGATTCAAGTAAATCAGGAAGTGCATCTTTATATACCCCGTTGGTTAGTTTACAGTCCTGTATCCCTGTCATAGATACACCAAGCAATGCTTCTTCTTCCGTATTCTTTGCCCACGTATTCCGTAAGTACCGGAAGTTTGTTAGAGTAGCTTGCAGTGTTCCAAGAATAGTAGCAAGCCGTACCTTTCGCTTAAGGATGTCAGCTGTATCATTGGCTCGCACGACAACTTCGGATAGATTACAGAACTGATTTGGTCTGAGAATAATCTCGCTGCATGGGTTTGTTCCAAAGTCGTAATCAGCATCTCGTCTACCATTCTTTGCAGCCTGTCGTTGACTTGCAACCCTACTGAAGAAACCACGTTCTCCACTCCTACTTTCATATAAACTACTCCACTCGTTTAGGAAAGCCTCAAAGTCAGGCTTCTCTGTATAACACGCAGAGTTATTTGCTAATCCTCTATGAGGTGCATCAAGCCACCACTGACCATGCTTCGCTCTGCGTATGCGATCATCTGTCAGGTTGGATAAGCTTATTAATGCTGACCTACGTACACCGCCCACAACTACGATCTCAGCGATCTTACAGCACAGGTCATGTGCCTCTACACTTGATAGCTTACGCCCCGCTGCTGCTTTAAACAAAGCTACAGTGAATGTAAACAATTCTACTAGGGGTGCAGGGCCGCTTGCTCGGCCACCAAAGGTCTTTAAAGGCTCACCTGCTGCACGTACTCGACTAACATCCCACGTAGGTACTTGACCTGCCTGTAGTAGGCTGATCAACTCTCTGAATGCTTTAGCCCATCCTATCTTAGAGTCGCTGACATGGATTGTCGTGTCTGTAGGGAAGAACTCCTCAGCAATAATAGGTAGATTACCTACATACTGACGCTCAACAGAGAACCCCACACCAGTACCGCACAACAAGATGTACATCAGCTCATCGAATGAACGTAGGCTGTCGATGGTAAGGTAGCTACAGTTGAACCCTGCTACATTGTCTCTATCTAACGCTTCACCCGCAGTCATCAATGCTCTCATCGATGGCATGACCTCAAGGTTAGTGATAGCTTCTCGTAGCTCCTCACCTGTCTTGTCATCTAAGCTGCCGCGCTTCTTAAAGAATGAGATGTAACGATCTACTGTCTCATCCCATGTTTCCCTTCGCTGCTCTTCAGGAAGGTAACGTGCATACCTACTTTTATGAATATAACTCTGATAAATATCCATTACTTCTTTTCCTTCTTGTCTTTTGATTTGCTATCTTTAAGTTTAGTGTACTCTTTCTTAAAGATAGCGTCAAAGTTCTTATAGAATGTCTCACGATCTGGTATAGGTCGTGGACTACTGCCTTTACCTGACATAGTACCTCCTAGTGTAGGGTATCATCGTCATCGTGGCCTGACATATTAAGTATAAGACCTAGCTTAGATGACTCTAACATAAACACAGTGTCAGCTATACATACATTGGTAGCTACAGTGGTGTAGCCTTCAGGATCAGACACAACTAAAGAGAAATCATACTGATCTGTATCATCTAAGTATGGCATTTGCTCTACAGCCTTAAGTATCTTAGCTTTTGTCGTGTTCTTATCCTTGTCTTTACTTTCAAACTTTCCCTTAACTACTTTCATCTAGTCGCTCCTTCTTAGGATAATGAATAACAACATTACACTTACAGTTAGGGCAGTGAAGATGAGTCTCCAAATCAAACACATCATCTTCGTGTCCGATAAGGTACTCATCTACCCAGTTCAGTTCTGTATTGCAATGCCAACAGTACATCAGCTGTTTTCCTCTGTCACCATTTCTGTCAGTCTGGCTAAGTACCAACCTGCCTTCTGCAAGTCTTGAACCTGATTACCTTTGTAGTCATAGCGCCAGAGATACTTCATACAGTTGCCCTTGAGATAGCCTTTGAATGCAACACTGGACATGGACTCTCGTATTGCATCGATACACTCTATCTCACCTGTATTGTAATGACTAGGATTATTAACTGGATCTAGCTTTGCTGCTTCTTCTTCAGCAGGTTTAGCCCACTTCTCTAATCCTGTCTTGGTTACTCTATCCCACTCAGCGGGGCTTACGTCATTTAATCTCATTGTAAATCCTCTTCAAGAATATCCAACTTGTCTTCGATATTATCTTTAAACTTCTCGACTATATCGCTGCTCGATATATCTAAGACCTCAAGTAAACTTACCTCGTCAATCCTAGACAGACGTTCACATACTTCCTCAAAAGTGAGTGCCATACTTCTTCTCCAAATAAGACATGGACACAGGCATTTCATCAAACTGCCCTTTATTAACTTCGTGTAGCATCCATACCCCACGCCATGAACTATTGGTTTGATGGTTCAGATACTCCTCGTCGTGCTGATAATAAATACCTGCAAACAAGCCAGTTATTCTAGAGCCATCGGCTCTTCGGTCATAAGCACATTCTCTATCTTGAACATGACCCATAATACAGCTCTGATGTTTCTTAGAGAGTAGTGCTTTTGCGCTGCTTACTGGTCTGCCCATGATACCACTGGTAAAGTAATGGCAGTAAGCAACATCATCAATGATTACAGGTTCTAGGAAATCATACACTTCCCAACCGTACTCATCTAACTTCAGATCAGAGTACCCTATCAGTCCCTCTAGCTTTGGATCGCCTTCGATTGCTCGTTCGATACGTTGCTCATGGTTACCAATAGTGAATACTAATCTAGGATTCCATACCTTCTTTCTGTTCTGACGTAGGCGCTGTTGCTCTTGACGGATAGGTTCTAGAAACGCTTGCATTCCTGCGTGTCCTGAGTCTATGTCATTAACATATCTCCTACCCTCAAAGCTCTTAGTGCCTTTGTCCCAACTCGAAAGGGATGGCATATCCCAGTGATCACCAAGATGTACGATAACGTCAGGCTTCTTGTCAGCAGCGTACTGCCCTGCCCAAGAGAGATGATCGAATCCTACATCGGTAGGTTTACACTGAGTATCAGGTATAACTAAATGCTTAGTCATTTGATTTCCTCGCTTCACGCTCTGCGTTGGTCTTGATCTGATGGCATGGTTTACATAACACCTGTAATCCATCAGCTTCGCAGAACATATTCTCAACAAATTGTGGTAGGTCAGCGTAGCTGCGTAGTGTACCCGCAGGTACGATATGATCTACCTGTACTTCCTTATCTTTAAACCACTGCTTACACTCAGCACATTGGAATTCAAAGCGGTGACGCTGCCCCTTTACTGACTTCTTGGCAGCTGCTTTAGCGGCATAGCGTGGTGGGAATCTGCGGTTTGCTTCTCTTAGTGCAGACCGAATGAATCCCCAGTATCTAGCCTCTGTCCACTTACCTCCTGCTCTGGTGC